TTTGTGTATTTCCCCCTCCCCATAAACCAACTTCCCCATCTATTACCTCCATCACATCACCGTGGTGGGGTAGGGGAGTGGTTACCGTTTGGTTTGTTAGGTCAATGTCTGTTTATTAGACAGTGTCTAGTTTGTTAGGTCAAATGGGTTGGTAAACGACCGTTCACTCACTTGACTACCTGTCTGTCCTGTGCTACTACATCAGTGATCGCTATCACACGTTATGGTGTTGCACGTGAAACGGTGGGGGTGCATTATTGAGTCATGGCCGGTAAGGCACCGGCCAACTAGTTCTGAGGAGGACGTGATGAAGTTCAATGATTTGACCGATCTGGCTAGTAGGGGCATGCACCGTGCTTTTGACCATATGGTTGAGATGGGTGCGGACCCTGCCCTTGAGGCCGAGGCTGGTGATCTGACTCTTCTGTGTGAGGAGGGTAGTGCGGCGCTGTGCTTGCTCGTTCACAGGCAGCAGATAGGCACTGGTGAGGTCGCCTTGTCGTTGGCTGCGCTGCCTGGGGAAGGTGAGCGCTGGGTGGCTGAGTTGGTGGCTGATTGTGTGGTTGAGGTTATCAAGGAGGGGTTGAGTACTAATGAACAGTGAGTTGTTTATCAACATTCTTGTGGAGTGTTTCGAGTTTGTTGGTCTGACACCTGTCAAGCGTTCACCTATTAGACTTGAGGTTCTTGATGCACATGGGGATGTTCGTGTTGGCGAAGTCTATTTCATCAATAATACTCTTGATGGATTGGTATGCATTCCGTGTAGTGAATACGGGGACCTGTTTGAAGGTCTAACCAATGGCATGCGAATTGGTTTTAAGGAGGGATTGAAATGGCAGATGAATCAAGGTTAGAGGACCTTAATCAAGTCTTTGATGACCTGTTCTTCGATTCCGTAATCAATCATGATTGTGTGATGGCATACAGTATCGACAACGAGTGCATCGCTCGCGTTGAACTGGATGAGAACGGGGACGTTAAGGCGTGGCAGGCTATAGGCCCGGCGGCCACGTATCAGGTTCAGGGCGTGCTGGCGGCAATGAGATACTGGTGGAAGGTTGAGATCTGATGTGGCGTAATTTTGTCCACTCCCCCGATGAGTGCCTGTCCCTGTTGTTCTGGTGGAATGTGGTTCTGTCTCTGGCTCTTGCTTTCGTTGTGGGGTTGAAATGCGGTTGAAGGTTATCTCGATTCTGGTAGCGGTCCTGAAGTCGCTGGAGATTCCGTACAGGATTATTGGTGGTGACAAGCTAGAGGATAGGGATACGATCATTCGTGTCGGTCTGAACAAGACACCGGCTTTCTATACCATCACCGACAACGGCATCACATACACTCCCGGTTTCATGGATAGTCCGGCGAGCAAGTTCACTTTTACGGCTGTCATGTCGGCCGTTAATGCGGCGGCGAATATCGATGTTCAGGTCAAGGAATGAGGAATTCATTGTCCTAGACGATGGGGAGGAGATGTTTAGGTCATGGTCGTTAGGTGCGACAATCAGGTACCTGAGTATGGTCAATTGCGATCATCTGCACGAGAGAGTGATTCGGGAGATCGACGAAGCGTACAGCCAGTTCAGGTCACCCCTGGACAAACTAGAGGTGACTATCGATATCCGGGAACTGTGATATCGATTTACCTGGGAACCAAGTTGGTCTATGTTGGTGACGACGTGAACGCGGCAATCGATCATATATGTGATCCTGGAGGGTTGGACTATGAACTCTGGTCTGTCTGAGAAAGAGATACGACAACACCCCGGCCCACTATGGTCAGGGAGACTCATCATAGAGAAGGTGGAAGGAAGATGGGTGCCAGGAGGATGCCCGAAAAGGGTGACGGACCGGAAATCCTTTGCAGATCTGTACGGCATGAGTGTACGGCGGCTGAACGCGACTTTCGGGCCAATAACACCCCTGCCTTACCCGAAGGATCAACGCCGTCACTGACAAACTGGATAGCGATAGATGAGAACCTTGATCCACATCCTTTCCGAGTGTGTCACTATAAAACTCTCGGAATGGACCACTACGCGACAGAGTACGGTTTCATCACCTTCCGCCCCGGCGGATGTGAACCAACCCTGATCGTCACACCTAAGGGGCGCCGCCCTATCCACGTGGCCTACCCCGTAGGGGAAGAGCCCACCATGCAGGAGATGTTGTCTCTGCTAGTCTTCTGGCATGCCCAGCCGCTGTTCCTGGCCGTACCGGACACGTCACGCGACACAACCACATTTGAGCAGCAACCACTTTTCTGAAAGGAAGACACTATGAGCACCGACGTCACTACTACCACTACCTCCCCTCTCGCGGGCCTGGCCTCCACCAACGGCATCTTCACCACTGTGAAGGGCGACGACTTCGAGACCAAGACGAAGATCTTCAACGCCGTCAACGACGCTGAGAACATCTCCGAACTGGGAGGCAAGCCCTTCGAGATCACTGACATGGTGATCGAGCCCGTCGAGTTTGAGAACGAGAAGACCGGTGAGGTTGAGAAGGCCGTGCGAACCATCTTCATCACTCCTGACGGCAAAGCCTTCCAGGCGTTTTCCGGTCCGGTCTTCAACGCCGCCAAGCGTATCCTGGCCCTCCTGGGTGACCCGTCCGACTGGCCCGCTCCCATCAAGGTGAAGGTCACGGAGGAGGGTAAGGGCCTGAACCGTTTCTACAAGTTGACCCTGGTCTGAGTCCTGAGGTACCACTAGCAACAGTCCTCCCCGTCCTCCTAGGTGGAGGACGGGGAGGATTTCATCATGCGCCACTCACGCGAGGAACTGGCTGAACTCAGAGCAGCGGCCCTGAGGTCTGAGAGGCTGGTGTCAAGGAAGATTAACCGCATGACCAAGGGCGATGCGGGTATCGACATCTCGGGGACACAGTATGACCCCCGCGTCGGTAAGGACAACATTATGGGGATGTCCGGTGACCGGCTGAAGAAAGTGATCGAGAAGCAGGAGTATTTCAGGCGTGCTTCCGTGGGCTATTACAAGGGCGCTCAGGGGACCATTGTCGAGCGCCAGGCGTACCGCAACTACGTGAACTCTGTACGGAAGATCAACACTCAGACACGCAAGGAGCAGCGCAAGTATGAGGACGTCTTCATCAAGCCGTTGGGGATGACGGCGAAGGAGCGTCGGGCGATGAATAAACCCGCTCATCCTGTGTTCGGTTCCGACGCCTACGACGGTATGAAGGAACTGAAGATCTTCAAACCGCAGCAGATCATGGGTAGTGAAGGGGCGAAGATGATCGCCCTGCGCAACGACGATCTTCGACGCCAGTATCAGGACAAGCGGATGATCCAGGTCGCCCGCGAGAACATGAATAAGATGCTCGACGTCGTGGGCAGCGATGAAGCGCGCGTTCGCATTGCAGGGATGACGGACAATCAGTTTTGGTTCCTGTGGACCCATACCGACTTCCCGGAGGAACTATCAATCAAGTACCTGGCGATGCAGTTGCAGATGCAGGTCCTTGACGGTTCAGCGAAACAGTCCCCTTCAATGATTGACGCGGCCATGGAACGCGGCGAACAGTCACTCGGTCGTGCCATGGAGTACGTCGAGTATGCCAAGACGCTCGACCTCTAACCGATGCGCTGATTTCGAGACCACCACCAATCCCCTTGACTGCAGAGTGTGGTCCTGGGGTTCCATGGCAGTAGACGACTACTCAGACTACGTCATTGGGATTGGGGTGGGTTCGTATGTCACATACATGCTCTCCGTCCCGTCCGTGACGTACTTCCACAATCTAGCCTTTGACGGCTCATTCATCCTCGACAACATCCTGAAGGATGGGTATGTGTGGGTTGCCAAAAATCCGGGTAAGGGACAGTTCTCTACTGTCATCTCTAACATGAACAAGTTCTACTCAATAACAATCGTCTCTAAGGAGGGTGTGAAAGTTGAACTCAGAGACTCGCTCAAGAAAATCCCTTTGCCAGTGCGAGACGTGCCGAAGGCGTTCAACCTTGACTCAAGTAAGGGAGATATTGACTACGAGATGGAACGTCCCATCGGCTACCTGCCCTCTCAGGAGGAGTGGAACTACCTCTACCGAGACATCTTCATCATGGCACAAGCCATGAGAATCATCCTTGCCAGCGGCATGAAACGTCTGACCGTGGGTGCTGACTCGCTAGCAGAGTTCAAGTCCCTGCACGGCAAGGGTTTTGAACGAACATTCCCCGTGCTGAGTAAGACAGTGGATGACGATATCCGGCTCGCCTATAGGGGCGGTATCGCTATGCCGAGTAAGAAATGGGCGAGGAAACGTGTCGGCCGCGGCATCGTGATCGACAAGAACTCCATGTATCCATGGGTCATGCGAACTAAACTGCTACCGTACGGCAAGCCGTGGTGGAGCGAGATAGAGGACGATAATGCTGACTTGTTTATTCTCTCGATAACCTTCACAGCGAAACTGAAACCGAACCACATCCCATGTATCCAGATCAAACGATCCATCCAGTTCAACAGCCAGGAATTTCTTGAGGAAGTCAAGGAGCCCACAACCGTGTCCATTACCTCGGTCGACCTTGAGATGTGGCAGGAGCAATACGACCTCAAGATCTGGGCTATCAACGGCTACTGGAACTTCAAGGGCATCGAGGGACTGTTTAACGACTACATTGACAAGTGGATGGCTGTGAAGGCAAACAGCACCGGCGGAGCCAGGACGATCGCTAAACTCCACCTGAACTCCCTCTACGGCAAGTTCGCCAAGAACACCGACGTCACCGGCAAGTACCCCGTCCTCGACGATACAGGGACTGTCCAGTACGTCATGTGCGACCACGAGGAATCCAACCCCGTCTACACGGCCATGGGTGCATTCATCACCGCCTACGCCCGCGCAGACCTGATCAGTTCCGCACAAGCCAACTACGATCGCTTCCTATACTGTGACACGGACTCACTGCACCTGCTGGGCGATGAGGAACCAGATCTCTGGCTCCACCCCACAGAACTGGGCGCCTGGAAGGTGGAGCACGACGGGCAACCATTCGATGAAGCCGTGTTCCTACGAGCGAAACAGTACTGCGAACGCTTCGGTGACTATGATGATGTTCACATTGCCGGACTGCCTCACGAGATCGCAGCGAGAGTTCGCCTTGAGGACATGTTGCACCCGAGGACTTGGGATGGTAAGTTGGTTCCCAAGCGGGTACCCGGTGGTACCGTGCTTACATCCACAACATTCACTCTCAAGTAAGGAGAACTCAAATGGCACGCTCCAAGGCTGGATTCAAGAACATCACTGTGAACGTAACCGAGAAGGTGGCTGAAGACCTTGAGGAACTGCACTGGACTCTTCGCCGTGAGGTCCCGGAGATTCTGACCGAGGCAGTCACAAAGTTCGTGGAGGACGCCAAGGCGAGCACCGGCGCCTGAGCGGGACGCTACGGGCTGAAACCCCTCGATCGGGCTATGAACTAGCACTTCCTGGTTCTGCCTGACGTCTCTCCGCAGTGATATGGTGGGTAGGTAACTACCCACCATATCTTTTTGTGCACGGAAAGGGAGGAATGATGGGATTCATGGATGACATCGGAGAGAAGTTCTCTGGTGCACTTGACGGTCTTGGAGAGATTCTGGGTGCAGATCACTCAGAGACTCTGGACAACCTGAAGGGGCTTTGGGGAAACGTCACCGATTACGCCGGCGGTTTCGACTCGAAGATGACCGAACTCAATAAGATGCTTGAGGAGAAGGAGAAGAGTATCTCTGACCTCAAGTCCAAGAACTATGACCTGCTCATGGCACAGCCTGGCAGTGATCCTAGCGATGCAGCCGGTTCCCTTCCTGGCGAGGATGGGGCTGCCGACTACGAGGGCGTTACTTTTGACGACCTGATTTCCACTTCCAGTTCACCTGACGATAAGGAGAAGGAGTAATGGCAAATAAGTACTATGGGCGGGTTCGTAATGCGGACAATGTCGCTATTCTGAATGCCATCCGCAACGATGCCTCGCTTGACTATCACAAGCGAATTCCGGCTGCCACGAAGGGGAATGTTGCTGACGTAGCCGACGCAATCTTCTCCTTCCGTGCTCACAAGAACGAATTCATCGAGTCGCTTATCAACCGCATCGGTCTCGTTTACGCCCGCAACGCTATCTGGTACAACCCTCTGAGTGAGTTCAAGCGCGGCGTCCTCTCCATGGGTGACACCATCGAGGAGATCCAGACCGGGATTGTCAAGGCGTCTCACTACTCCCACGATCGCGAGTACCTTGAGCGCGATATCTTCGGTCGCGCTGAGATCGATGTCGCGACCGCCTTCCACACAGTGGACCGTGAGGACTTTTACAAGGTCACCGTGGATGAGAATACGTTGCGCAGGGCGTTCCTGGACCCGTCCGGACTGGACCAGCTGACTCAGCAGATCATGTCCGCACCCACGACGTCGGACAACTGGGATGAGTACCTGCTGACCACGTCCCTGTTCCGGGTCATGGACAACAAGTACCCGATGTTCAACGTGAACGTCTCCGACGTTGCGGCAATGAACTCGACCGAGGCTGATGCGAAGAACCTGCTCCGTAAGATCCGGGCGACGGCATCTAACCTGAACTTCCTGTCTACCCGCTTCAACGGTGCGAAGATGCCGATTGTTACGCGACCTGAGGACCTTGTCCTCTTCGTGACGCCTGAGGTGAACTCTGGACTAGACGTCAATGCCCTTGCCCCGATGTTCAACCTTGAGTACGGCAAGGTCCCTTCCCGGATTGTTGAGATTCGCCAGGAGGACATTGCCATGAACGGGGTCCAGGCGTTCCTGACGACGAAGGACTTCTTCGTCATCGCGGACACCTCCCTGGAGACCACGAGCGAGTTCAACCCCGTCTCCCGGCAGACGAACTTCTTCCTGCACCACTGGGAGATCATCTCGGCCAGCCCGTTCGCCCCGATCATCAAGTTCTCGACTCAGCCCGACACGGAGCGTGAGACGATTAAGATCGCGGATACCACTGACATTGACCGCATTCAGGCCGTCATCACTCCCGATGAGACCGACGTGCGCAATATCGACGGGTCCACCATCCGCATGATCAAGGGTGGGCAGGTGCAGTTTGAGGCCATCATGAAGGGCCTTGATGCCAAGGCCGGTGACATTGAGTTCACCGAACAGTGGGCTGTTGAGGGGAACAAGGATACGGGCACTCGCATTGACAATGACGGGCTCTTTGTCTGCTCCCCGAATGAGACGGGCACGCCTCTCAAGATTACCGTCAAGGTTTCTTGGGTTGTTCCCGGAACTGGCAAGTGGGCGACGAAGACTAAGGCCACTAATGTCAATCTGGTGGCTGATGCCAAGGCACTAGCCGCTGCCTGACACGTCATATATACTGACGGGCACCACCCAA